AAATAAAATTTATAACCATTTACCTTGTTTCTTTTATTATGCAATACCTTTGAAATAGTGCCTTTATTAATACCTAATATAGCACCTGCTTCACTTACAGAACTGAAAACTATTTTATTACCTGTTTCTATTTCTTCTGCTATTATGGGTTTGTTTTGGTCTTTTAAACCTGTTAATCTAGCGTGTGTATCATTTTCTTTTGCAGTACACCACTCAAGATTATTAAAACAATTATCTGTTTTTATACCATTCTTATGATTAATATATGGTTTATTGTCAGGATTTGGTATAAAATATAAACCTACCAATCTATGTATCCTAAACGTTTTCTTTACACCATTTTGACAAAAAGTATGTTCTAAATAACCGTTTTTATTTTTTACAGGCTTTAAAATCTTATTTTTCTTAACATTTTTTATATTTCCATAATTTGATATTGCATAGTTTTCAAAATTGTTTATCAATGTATAAATTTCCATTTTAGTATCCTCCTTATTATGACTCTAAGAGCCTTAAAAGATTATAAATTTTTCAGTTTACCTATGCGTTGCCCCTGACTAGACTTAATCTAGCCTTCGGTTCGGATTACCTTATCATAAGACTTAGGCTCCCCGCTTAATACCTCGATTTTCATCAATGTATTTCTACATTGCGTGACAGAAATCTATCATTTGTTTAATGTCTTCAAGCTGAACTTTACCAGCCGATGACATTTGACCATAAGCCATAGCAATACGATTCATTTTTTCAGATGATCCTTGTGCAATATCTCCAAGCATCATCATTTTATCTATTGCGTCATCTGCTTCAAGTCCGTAATTCATTAATAATTGTGTTGTTTCTGCTAGTCCTTTAACTTCAAATGGTGTTTTTGCTCCAATATCTTGAAGTTCTTTAATTATGCTTTGTGCTTTTTCTGCACTACCAGTCATAACTTCAAAAGATGTTTGTAATTGTTCAATTTCACTATTGTATTTAACACCAAAACCGATTAAACTAGCCATTGCAGTTGATACTACGCCAACACTTGTTGCTACTGCTTTAAATCCAGTTTTAGCAATACTTTGCATTTTATTTAATCCTGACTCAAATCCTTTTTTATCTAAATCAGTTTCAATAACTACTTTTCCATCGGAAGCAAATCTCTGAATATTTAATTTCAAAAATTCCATAATTTCACCTCGTTTCATTTTGTCGAGGCTCTTTGGCTCTATTTAACGACTATTTCAATTACTTTTTTACAAGACTTGCATTTTATATACAATCCTTGCGATTGTCCTTTTTTTTCATCATATATCAATATTTTTTTACCGCAATTAGGACATAAAAACCATTTCTTACCACAAAGCATTTGCAAAATCATCTTCCTTTTCTTCAACGCTTCTTGTATCTACCAAAGCCCAGTGTTTTTGTAAATTAGCATAATGTTGTCTTTGTTTTTTGTCTTCAATTTTGCTTAAATCTATACTTCTATATCCCATAACTTTACTAAATAATATGTTATCATTTAAACCATCAAACATTGCTTTAAATTTCCACCAATGTAATTTAACTTCGTTTAAGTCTATCCCGTATTGTTCCATGAATGCTGAATAAATAAGAAAATCGTCTTGTTCAAAAGAATAAATTTGTTTTCGTTTTCTTCGTTTTTCGACTATTTCTTCATTTTGCTTTTTAAATTTTTTCTTTTTATCTCCGCACGAATAAAACCACAATATTCCTTCTGTCATTTTTTTTAATTCATCAATGCTTGTTGGTTGTCTTCCAAAATATAGATTTATAGATAAAGCAATTTTATCATCTTGGTTTATGTCTTTATCTTGCATTAATAATTCAAATAAAATGGAGGTTCTAAAATCAGTATTCAATTCTAGCCCCTCCACCTCCGTTGGTAATTTATCTATTAATATATTCACTATTTTAACCTGTTAGGGCTATATTTATTCACTAAACTATTAAATTCATTTTGTGATTTAACTTTAGCCTCTACAAGTTCTTGAAAAGCCGATAAACAAAGCATTAAATCATTTTTTTCACCAAATAATTTCAAAGCCGTTCCATCTCCAAAAATTTCATCAAAGAAGTCTTTAATTATTTGACATTCTCCTTTTATTTGTTCAGCAAAAGTCAAATTTTTTAGTGTTTTTTTGCTTTCTTCTGCTTGTTCAGCAACTTTTTTACAACAATTTTCCACTTTTTCCATAAATTCAGCTTCAAAAAAATTAACTTCTAATTCTACTCCGTTTATCTTCATAATTTCCTCCTATTAAAGTGATACACTGCCTTCTGTAAATGTTGCAACTTGTCCATTTGAGTCTACTGTTGCACTACCTACAATTCTATTCCCTTTAGTTCTTAAAGTTCCAGAATAAGTGTATGCGTCAGTTGAGTCTCCTTCAGTATCTCCAATAATTGCATAACTTCTTTTTACTGCTTTATAAGAATTAGCTGGACTAACTAATTTTTGTGAAAAATCTACAATTACTACATCTCTAACTGCATCATTACCAAGTTTTTCGTTATCTAAAATATCAACTATTTCTTCATGAACTGGGTCGCCAGCATATTGGTCAAATCCAAATTCAAAAGAAGGTGAATAACCAGTTACATCTGTTTGCTCTTGGTCTTCATCAACATATCTTCTTGAATATTCAGCTGGATTCTTACTTTGTGATAAAGTAGTAAATCCACGCATTCTATTAAAAGTAGGTGTTACTCCTAAATCGTCTAAACATCCAAGAAATGCAACTTTATCGCTTCTTTTTACAAGCTTTCTTTCTGTCTCTGCCATTTTTATTCCTCCTAATCTCTATAATAAGTTATTCTCATTTGAATAACATATTTTGCATTGTTGGTATTATCTTCATTGATAGTACCGTTACTCAAACATTCTATTGATTGAATGCCATCTATTTCAGGCAATACGCCTTTTCTATTATTATCTTCTATTAAAGCACTAAATTTTTCATAAAATTCAGTATTAGCCATATTTTGAACTACATCTGCACCAAAATATTCTCTACTTCCAAATTGAAATACAAATTGCCTTAATGAACCACCGTCTTTATATGGTTTTATAATTGGCTCTACTGGTATTGGTTCTATTACATATTGGATAGGTTCGTTTGATAAAAAGTCTACATTAATATTGCTATTTTCATCAATTATCCCTAATTCAAAAAAATAGGTTCTTAACTTATCAATCATTTTTATGCTCCTTTACATATTTTTCAACATCTTTCGTAAGTTGTTCTCGTTCTGCGTTTACCATTTTTTTATCCCAATATTTTCCACGAATACCTTTACCTTTATTAGTAGTGTATTGTCTATGAGCATATTCTTGTTCATAAGTTACACTGCCTGGTCTAACAGTTACTGTTCCTTTTAATAATCCAGTATCTTTAGGAACATATTTATCCATTCTTCTAAAGCATTCATTTGATAAAAATAGTTGAGCAGAACCACCTTTTTGCATATTAAATTTATTAACAATTTTTCCAGAATTAAAGTCTTTTAATTCATATTTTAAAGTTAAACTCATTATTTACCCTCGATATGAATATGTTTATTTAAGCCAAAATCATTGTCGATAATTGATGTTATATTATATGTTTCGTATGATTTTAAATCACTTTGCATTGTTATTTCATCTTTAATTATACCTTTTACAAGTATATCTCCAACTGCTATCTCTACATTAGAAACATCATTGACATCTTTAGGTATTCTTATTTTGACATCATTTGCATTTTCTAAACCTTTATTGTAATTAGCCCCTTTACCACCAAACCACCATATCTTTTGAACTTCTTGTCTTTTCCATTTATCAAGTCTTGAAGTTTTATCAAAATATTTATGGTAAATAGTTAAACTTGCATTTGTTATCATCTGTTCCTCTGTATAAATATGGTGTTCCATCTTCTAATTTGCATTCCGCTAGATAATCAAAAACAATGTTGTATTCTTCTTCTTTTCTAGTTTTAACTGTATCACTTGAAACACTCCCGAAAGACACCGAATAACCGTCCGTACTTTCGCTAGAAATACTTCTATTTTTCAAGTAATTATCTCCACTAGAGTCATAGCCCATACCTAGATTAATTAAGTCATATACGCATGTTTTTACATCTAAAACCTGTGTTTCTAAATCAATTAATCTTCCTTGAGTGTATTTATCAATAATTTTTCGTGCTTTCATTTCGGATAAATTAAAAGGCGTTTGGTCTAGGCTACCACCTAAAGCCTTATATTCATTGTAGGTTAGGTATTGTCCTTTAAATTCCATAAACGCCCTCCTTTAAATTAAAGACTTACGCCTTTTGAGAATTTTGCTACTACTACTTTACTATCATCAGTTAAAGCTGCTACATAATGTTCATCAGCACCAATTAATGTAGTATAGTTTTCTAGATTTCTTTGAGTTTCTAGGTTAACATCTCTTTTTAAGTAAATAGTTATTGCTGCTGTTTCATCACCAGTTTCATCTTGTGGTCTTAATTCTACGATAGGACATTCATAAGTTGAATCAACTAATACTTTCTTAGATGGAACAATACGAGTATTTGCTACCATACCAATTTCACCACGCATAATAACTTGGTTATTATATTTATCAGCACTGATAAAGTCATCATCTTTTCTTAAAGTTGAAACCTGTTCTGGGTGAATAAACATAACTTTTTCAACATTTGTTTCTTCTCCCATTTTATCAATTGCATTAACTATTTCATCATAAGAAATGTTGCCTGTTGCTGTATAAGCATTAGTTGCTTCTTGTAATTCAGCAATAACATCGTTATCAACTTTACTTGCGATTGACATTGCTAATTGGTTATTTGCTTCTCCTACTGGGTTACCATAACCACTCAACACTGCTTCATCAGTCAATTCTACTTGCTTAACTGCTTTTTGAACAGTATATTCAGCAGATGTTGTTTGTAATTTAGTTTTTGATGCTGTTGCTCCTTCTGCTAATGCTTCAGCATCTCCTATATATGAATATTTTGGTACTGTAATAGTGCTCCCTGGTCTACCAACTAAAGTTCTATCGATTTTAGCAAATGGTGTTGCTACTATTTTAGCTGGTATTTTGGCGCTAATCATAGGTGCCATAACTTCTGGGTCAATTAAATCAGTTAATTTAGTTGTTCCTGTTGCCATTTTTAAATCATTCCTTTCCTAACTATTATATTTTTTAAATAACTCCGGATTTGATGATTTTAATTCTAATCTTTCTTTGTATCCCATTTTATTAAAATCTTCTTTGCTAATTGTTGTTTGAGTATTTTCATCAATGCTAGGCATATCAATTACTTGATTAGGATTAGCAAATATTCCATCTTTTCCATTTGTTATTTGTTCAAATAAATCTTTTGCAGATTTACCTAAATTAGCATTATCTTTTAATGCTGTTTTTACTTCATTAATGATTGAATTTTTTGTATAATCATTAACGAATTTTTTGTCGCCAATTACTTCAACAATATTTTTAGTTAAAATATCATCTTCTTCTTTAGCCTTTTGTTTTGCAACTCTATCAGCTTCCTTTTGTTCATAATCAGCAATTTTTCCTTTTAGGCTTTCTAGTTCATCAGATTTTGGAGCATTTTTTATTTGTTCCTTTAAATCATCAATAGTAGATTTATATTCATTAATTTCATCTTTATATTGTTTTTCAACTTTTTCAGTTTCAGTTTTAATATATTTTCCAATTTCTGACATTAATGTTTTTTTCTCTTCTTTTGATAATTTAACTTTCCCTTCTCCAATTTCAAATTCATCTAAAAATCCCTTCATAAATATTTCCTCCTCTAGATTTTTTCAAGTGGTCAACTCCACCATAAGAATTCATATTCGAGTTCCCTCGAACTCTATAAAAATTATACCATAAATAAAAAAAATAGCAAAATTGCTACTTTTTTGCTACTTTTTTATTAGTTGTTTTTTTAGGTTCTTCTTTTTTAGGCTTTTCAATTTTGATTTCTATAATTTCAACAACTATTTCTTTTTTAGAATTATCTCCAGTTAAATATCTAGCCATTTTTTCATCACATTCAAAAATAT